TTGATTTCGCACAAATTTAAAAAAAAGGGTTGACATCCCTCAAAAACCTGTCATACTTATAACCATGAATATTGCAGAAAATACATTGAAATCCAAAACTACCCAAGAATTAATTGATTTGGTTGAGTCGATCAACCCTGTCAAAAATCTACTTCATTCAGCCAAGGCAGTAGCAAAGGTCGATAAATTCAAACAAGTCGATCAATTTTTTGCGAACCTCAAGCTTGGTGCAGTTCATGCAGAGCAAGCATATTGGAATGATCTTATTCCTCAAGACGATAGTGAAATTTTTGCTCGTTGGGTGTTCGCCATTATGAGCGTTCACACGACTTGGGAGAGCAATGTGCGAGGTTATGAGGTTGCGATGAGTGATCTTTCTTGGACTATATCCAAAGACAAGCTCAAGCAAATGATTGTCAAGGCTAAGGTTGGGTTGTATGAGCGTAGAGAGCGTGGATTGTGGGACTTGGCAACCAAGTTTCGTGAGAATCCCGATCAGTTCAAAAAGCAAGATAACGAGACTTGGCAAGAATGTCGCAATCGTTTAATTGGAACAATTTATGGGTTAGGTAATGCAAAGACAACTTATGCTCTCGCATTGAGTTACCCAACAGAGGCACGACTTTGTTGCTTGGATGTTCACTTGTTGCGTTTTATGGGTCACGATCTCAAGAAAGGTCACGCAAACACGCTCAAGGACTATGAACGCATGGAAAACGAATGGCTTGCTCGTTGCGACAAGTATGGAGTTTCTCCGAATGTAGCAAGAGAAATGTATTGGAACAAAGTTCAAGGCAGAAGGAATTCTCGCTATTGGAGTTATTGCTTGGAAAGATAATTTATGAAAGTCACAAAGTACGAAGTAAACGCATTAGAAAAAGTTTTAGATTGTATGCACCATTATATGCTTATTGGTCACATAGAAGAAGAACATTCAAAAGCAGAATGGATTGAAATTAGACGAGCAGTTCGCAGAATGGAAGTTTTACATGAAAAAATGAAAGAAAGTTATTTAAATGAATAAAGAATTTAATATAGATTTGATTTTAGGAGAAGAAGATATCCAAAGTTTATTGAATGGAGAAATTTGTGGTTTTAATTTTGTACCAACAAATGATACCGAATACGATGAAAGGATCAGCATTAACATCAAGCATTCAAAGGGTGATTTGACATTATCTGAATCTATGAATTTAAGTATTGACAACCTCTCAAAAGTTTAATAGGATACTATCATGCAAAACGAATTAACACAACAAGAGTACATTTTGGAGCAAGCATCAGAAATCAATCCCGATGCAATCGTTCTTGAGCCTCGCTCAACATTTAACGAAGCAATTATCGGAATTGATCCCGATGGAAGACTTGTCTATTCAGCTAATAAAATAGTTAATGCCTTTGTGTCTCATGATGACATGACAGAAGAAGAAGCTGTAGAATATTTTGAATACAATACGCTTGGTACTATTCAACCTATGGATGATGCGAATAAGCCAATGTTCGTATATGATGAGTTTATTTTTTAATGAATTTCGACATTCTAATGAAAGTACAAGAACAAAAAGAAAAACTCGCAGATACTTGGAAAGCGATTAAAGATATTGAAATGGAATTAGAGTTTCTATATTCAAGAGAACCCGATGAAGTTGTATATATTTCGTCATTGGAAAAGAAGCTCGATAAATTATACGAAGAAATAGATCAAATTAGCGATGAGAACAACTAATCAACAAATGCGAGACGAAGAACCAACCATTGACGATATGCGTTATGATCTTGCAGAACGAGAAGCAATGAATATGGGCGTAAGCGAAGTTATTCAGCTTCTTTTAGATGGTTTTCAAGGCTTAGACGAAATGGATGACATTGAAATTAGAGACGAATGGGAACGCTATTTTATTGTTGACAAAGATTAACATCTAGTTCATACTTTAAACATGAGATTAACAAAATACCAAAAAGCTAGACTAATTGAACATGAATGGGATGTTGTCGAAACTGATGATGGACAAAATTGTGCATGGATTAGCGTTGAACCCGAAGATGGAGAAATTTTTCAAGCCTGTATTGATGTTTTTGGCTTGACAGGAAATGGAGACGACATTAAACTATTGGTAGTAGCAACAAGCGAAGACGATTAAACACAATCTAATTGAATAAAAAAATGAATTATTTTAAAAAGAAAAGAATTGCGTGGAACACATGGAGTGTTGATGATATTGTATTCAAAAGCAATAACTTAATTAAAAAGGTTTTACCATCAAACCAAGTCATGTCTTGGACTAGCAAGGGTGATCGTGACCAAAAAATGTGTCAACGCACAGGTTGCCAAAGCCACTCAGTCAAACATGGGCAAGGTCAATCGTATACATATTATTCGACAGACAATTACAAAGGAATTATGGTTCAACTGAAAGAAATGAAATCAGATTTTCCATCAGCAAACATTGACTTTATTGATTGCACAAATAGAATCGATAGTGTTGGAAACCCCAAAGGTCAACTTGGAGTATTGGTCTATCTTAATTCTTTTCATCAACCTTGGGAGTGGAAAAGATGCCCACAAACAGGTGATTGGACTCGTCAGCCTGTGGGTCAAATTGCACCACTACAAGAAGGTTATCGTATGTGCTATGGTGGGCAAGGAGATGGAAACCCTTTGGATTTTGACGAATTCCACGAAATGATTCAGATCACAGAAGCAATCAGAGATTTCCTTGTAGATATTGTAGTTCCATTTAAAAACGGAACTCTTCAGCAAACTGAAAGCTTGGTCAACACTTAATTGAATAAAAAATTTTATGAAAACAACGGACATTACTTTTGAAATTCCATTGGAAGGTGGAGAAAATTATAGACGAGATCAATGTGCAGAACATATTGCACAACTTCTCGATCAGTCTTTTGGTACTGCAATCGAAGATTTGGGAAACATACACGATCTAATTGCAGAAGAAATCGCAGAATCCAACAGAAGGCAAGCGAGAGAGAATCTTGCTGATGCAGTAAATGGAGGATCAAGGTAATTAAGGATTGACATATTGAAACAATTTCAGTATAATATATCTCATCAGACAGAAACAGAAGAGAAGATCATAGGCTTTCATTCAGAAGCAAACATGATTACCTACTTAAATAAAAACAAAAATTATTTAAATACATTAAATCATGTTTATTTGAATTTCAAACAAATTAAGATTTCATTAAAACAAAGTAATTGGAGAACAAAATAAATGCAAGAAATTATAGATAAAATATACGAGCGTATGGAATTTTGTGCAAACGCACACACGAACGACCAAGCAGAAGAACAAGCTTTCATTGCAGAGTTGAGTTGCTTGAACGAAATTTTAGATCAAATTGAAACCTTTCCTTGGGATGGTATAGAATGAGTTTTTCTACTATAGAAGGAATAATCAGACAAAATACAGGCAATAAATTGAATAAACAAGAAATGCAAATCATAGGAGACGATTACCCAACTTACGAGGATTCAGTCAACATGACTCTTGCAGAACAAGAGCGAGAAGTATCTAATAGCAATTTAGCAAGATTGTTGCAAGAGAACGCAAATTTGAAGCATCGACTTGCTTGTATTGAGGATGATATTAAAATTATTGCTAGACATATCGAGAATAATTGCCCCGATCAATTTGAAAAACCAAGTCTCAATGAGGGTGGAAGTGTTTTTGCGGATTGTGCATGGCACAACATTAGTAACATAGAAATTGCTTGCGATTTAAATAGTGATGAATCGCTTGATTGGAAAAAACGAAGTTAAATACAAACAAAATAAGGAATAATTAATATGGGAAAAAAAGCAACAAGTAAAGGCAACACGCCAAAAAGTCAAAGTGAAAAATTGCATATCGTTTCAAAAAAAGAATCTCATACAGGAGCAAAACCTCTTGTGCCACACATAAATAATCCAAATGCGATGGTTACTCAAAAGGTTCGCAATGCACAAGACCGCAGAAGGTAATTTAAAAGATTTATTTTTTAAACTAACTGATCTTTGGCAAGATGGACATTATGCACAAGTCGCAGATTTTATCTCACAGTCAGAAACATTCTCAAGTCGGGCTAATCTCATTGATTTTTGCGTGTTTTTATCTAAATATTTGGGATTCAAAGAATTGCAAGTTCTACAAAAACTAATTTAAATGCTTGACAGACTAGCCGAAATTTCATAAGATACCATTATGACGAAAAAATTGCAGACACTCTACAAAGTAGATACTAAAGGTAAATTGCGTGAATGGACAATGCACATTGATGGCAATTCATTTTATGCGGTCAAGGGTCTTGTCGAAGGCAAGAAGACTCAAGACAAGCCGACTGTTACGATTGCCAAGAATGTTGGTCGTTCAAACGAAACGACTGCAAAGCAACAAGCAGAGCTAGAGGCAAAAGCGAAGTTTCAAAAGAAACTAGATTCGGGTTATGCCTTGAACGAGATAGATGCACAAGAAAAAAAGTTCTATGAACCCATGCTTGCACACAATTATACTGATCGTAAGCATGAATGCAAGTATCCTGTTTTTTCGCAACCAAAGCTTGATGGCATTCGTTGCGTTGTTCGCAAAGAAGGCGATACGCTCGTAGGACGCACTCGCAATGGCAAGGAGATAGAATGTATACCTCACATTCTCAAAAGCCTAAATAGGTTCTTTCTTGCTCATCCAAACGCCATTCTCGATGGAGAACTGTACAACCATGATTTGCGGGATAATTTCAACAAGATCACATCACTTGTTCGCAAGCAAAAACCTGTTCAATCATCAAAGATGACAGATAAAGCTTTCGCAAAAAAGCAAACCGAATTCCAAGAAAGACTTGTTGAGTCAGAAAATACTATTCAATATCATGTATATGATGCACCAAAAATTAATGAATCATTAACAGAGGCACAAACATTTGATATTAGAATCAATGAACTTAAATCAAAATTACCGCAAAACAAACATATTGTATTGGTTGAAACAAATGAAGCTTATGATCAACAAAATTTAGACAACTTGTATGAACAATATCTTGATGCAGGATATGAGGGTCAAATGGTTCGCAAGTCTTCATCAACCTATGAAAATAAAAGAAGTAAATTTTTATTGAAAAGAAAAGAATTCATGGATGCGGAATATCGGGTAATTGATATTGAGATTGGAAATGGCAATCGTAGCGGAACTGCAAAGCATCTTGTGTGCTTCTGCGACAAGACCAAGCAAACCTTCAATAGCAACATCAAAGGTTCTTTTGAATACCTCAAAGAAGTCTATGATAATCGCAAAGAATATATCGGGCAATTAGCAACGATCAAGTTCTTTCAGCTTACTCCTGATGGTATTCCACGCTTTCCTTATGCTATTTCCTTTCGGAACTACGAGTAAACTACATACTAACTACATATTACATACAACATATCAAGTATACAATATATACAGTAAACTATATACAATATAACATACTCAATATATCACTAAATACATGATAAATAATAAAATATAATGTGGTTTAATGTGGGAGAAAGTGGGTTGTAGTGGAGTGCGAGACTTAAATATATAAAATAAATCATTAAATAAAAAACCAAACACAAATAAAAAATCATGCAAATAACTATTGGAAATTATAGAATAAGAAGATATGACTCTTTAAACTTGTGTCTTGAAGAGAGAAAAATCAAGCAAAAAGCAAAAAACCCATACGGAAGAAACGGAAAGAAGGGAAACACGCTAATTGAACAAAATAATTCATCAAATAATATACAATACAAATGGCATTTAATTTGTTATTCTAGTACATTAGATTATTGTTTGAAGAAATTGGTTGAAGAATGCTTGACAAATGATGAAGAAATAAATACAATAAAAGACATTCAAAATAAAATAACTCAATTAAATGAAAAAATTAGTCAAATTAGCGAGGCAAATAACAGGTTCATTGAGGAGAGTATGCTCGCTCAAGAGGAAAAAAGAGTTGATCAGCTTGCCGAAGAAGCAATATATCGGGCGTAATTCTCACGGCTTTCCGCAACTTTTCGAGAAATAATAACTTATTTCATTGATTTTCAACTATTTACATTTTTTTGTTGACATCTTTGAATTTGTATTATAGTATATTGTATATATGACAGAAGAAAACGAATCAAATAGTATCCCAAGTCCACCCGATTTCATTCCAAGTCCACCCGAAAACATTGCAAGTCCATTAGATGGCTTGAATGACGAAGAGATTTTGGAGAAATATAGGTTAATGCACGAACTCGAACACGAAGAAAGTAGAAAACAAGCATTAAATACAATAATAATCGATCTAGAAAAGAAAATAAACACTTAATTGCACAAAAAAATGGATGAATTACAAAAAATAAGTAGCGAAATATGTAATATCTTTAATAGTAAGATAGATAATCTAACAAAAGAAGAAGCGGAACAAATAAATATATACAATAATAGCATGAATTTTTATATGCAGTTGGGCGACAAGCAAAAATGTCTGTGGAATGCTCGCCAAACCTTGAAATATCTAGAAAATATATCAGAAAATAAGTAATATGGACGATGAAGACCCCGAAACTCAAGAAGCCCTCGAATTGAGTTACGAAATTTTGAACTTGATTGAATCAAATATAGATAGTTTTACTGAAGAAGAGAAAGAAACCCTATATACATCAAATGAAAGCATTCAATTCTTTCTTGATGTTGGAGATGAAGAAAGATCACTAATAGAAGCTAAACAATTAAAAGAATATTTGCTAAAAATAACAACCTAAATATAACATCATGCATATAAGAAGAGAAATTGATAATTTGCTAGACAAAATGAGCCAAATAATTGCAAAGAAAAAACTCTCAAATAAAGATAAGGCAGAAATAAAGAAAATAACCGCAGAAATAAACGCAAAAACCCTTAATGGCGAGCGAGCCAAGGGAATGTGGACTGATAGTCCTGAATTTCTTGGAAGATAAAATATGTTATACGAAATAATACATTCAATTATACATTGTATTGGATCAATTACTATATTAATGATACTTTGTCTTGTAGGAAATAAGTTATTCAGTTTAATTACAAAAAAAAATTAGTTAAATAAATGAAGCAAATAAATGTAAATAAGTACCTAGTCGGCAAAAAGAAATTGGGCAAAGGCAAGGTTGGAAGTAAAGGTGGAGTGGGAGTTCCCACGGGAGCTTTCGGGGGAAAATCCAAGTTTCTGAAAAAAAAGCTTGACTCTGAATCTTGATCTGCTATACTAGAGGGTATGAATTATTGCGAAGAACAACTTGAATACCTTGAGTGGCAAGCTCAAGCTAAAAAAGAAAAAGATATCAACCCATGCGATCTCGCAGAAGGAGTATATATGCTAGTAGATGATGCGAGTCCAAGCGAATCGCCTCTCTACTTTCGCTCACTTCAAAGTGCAGTCGATTGGGCAGAGAATGACAATCAATACATTTCCTACCAAGGAGTAGAACAATGGTCTGTCTATCGGGTAGGTGGAAAGGTCTTGTAAAAAAAGACTTGACAAATAATTTTTATCTACTATAGTTAAGTACATGACAAATTCAGAAATTGCGTTAAATATGATTGCTCTATGTGGAGTATTGATTATTGACTTGATTGTATTAACCATGATAGTTTTACATAAAAAACGATAAAATAAGGAGGAAAAAAATGAGTATTGCGAAAAATGCACGAGCAAGCCAAGTAATGGCAGATATTAGTAACGGCAAATGGACTAGCGTAAACAAGCAGGGCAAGTTTGCAAATTATGGTTCTGTCCCCGAAGACAGTATCTATTACCACACCATGTTGGCTCAAAAAGCCGATGCCGAGCGTCTTGCACGAATCGAGGCGAGCAAAATCCGTTTGAGAAAATTTGCTTGACTTTTAACCCCGAAACTGACATAGTAGTATTATGCACGAAAAAGTTGAACAACCTGTCGGATCTTACACCGAGTTTGAAAAGCTCGCATGGGTAAGCACTAAAGCGATTCCTGAGATTGGAAGCAAGCTGAATGTAAAAGTTAATGCAATTGGCGAATCAATCGTCCAAAAGTATTTCGTAGAGCATGGCTTTATTGGAATGCTTGTTCAGCCCATTAATCCACCCGAATGGTATCGCAAGCAAAATGCATCCAAGACGGACTCCGCTCTTTACGATTGGGAGCCTTGTCATGTTTATCCTGCCGAAGTTGAGGAGCTAAGAGGATGATCAAGTCTCTTGCCCCAAAACTTTCGATGTTCGCAACCGAACAAGAACTTCGTAACGAGTTAACCACAAAAGAATATGTTTATGTTAAACTCGCTAAACTAGATGAACATATTACTGATCTTCTTCATATGACAGAAAAATGTAATGGAGAACTTAGCATGACTGCATCAAGTAAATACAATTACATCAAACAAATACAAGAAGACTTGTTGAGAGTAAATAGAAATAACCACACAAAATAAATTCAAAAAAACTCTTGACAAATAATCAAATATAGAGTATAATAGATACATAAATTTGAGAACAAAACTCAATCAAATAAAATAAATCGATCTTTAACATTTTAAACACTTTGGAAGCCTCGACGGAGTCTTCCTGTGGGTGACCCGAACAAGCCTGTCGTGAGCGGGCTAAGGTATGCAGATTCCCTGTGGCGGGGCGATAGAGTCCAATCGGATGAGTCGATGACAAATGCCAAGTCTAATTTGTAGTTCGAAGTAGGTAACATAGCAACTGATGTTCACGCCGAAAAGTTGGAGGTATACAGTAGTCCTTCCCCACACCATTTTCTTTCTTAATCATAGCTTACCCATCCAAGCAAATGCTTGGGTGGGTTTTTTATTGACTTCCTTCGAAAACCTGTCATACTAGATATCATGAAAACGCTAAAAGACATTCTTGCCAACTACGGATACATTAACCAAGCTCAACTAGCTGAGATCAACGAACACTTTCCGCACATGAAAGTAGTAATCAAATGGGGTGGAATGCCTCGTGAACGAGTGCATGCATGGAAAGCAATCGAACGCATCGAAAAGGTCGAGGCGGAGAACACCGACTATTGTCGAGAAGTATTTCTTTGTGCCCAAGATTGTCAAAATCTTCGCACAGCACTCCACATTGCACAATAACCTAAAACAAAAAACATTATGATTAATCCTGCAGAAGTAACAAATTACAATCGAACACAATACGAACTAGAAGAATTTATTCTTTTTTGCATTAATGTAGCAGGAAAGAAAAGTTCAATCGAAGCACCCAAACTAGAAGTATTTATTCAAAGAGCAAAAGACATAACAAAAGAAGCAACACCATTTAATTGCATTAGGAAATTGATTAAATTGGGCAGGCTTAATGAAATCATGCATTGGGCAAAGTTGAGTCCGTATGCTCAGCGATACAATTCATATTTTGATGTTGTTAAGATCAAGGATCTACGAGCAGTAACCCTGAACAGATTATTGAAGGTACCAGGCATAGGTCTCAAGACTGCAAGATTCTTCCTTTCGCATAGTCGCGAAGACTTCGACGAACCTATGCTTGACACGCACATCCTTAGGTTTCTTCGAGACCAAGGTTATGTTGATGCTCCCAAGAGTACTCCTTCTAACGAGAACACCTATCTTTATTTCGCGAACATCTTCAAAAACATTGCTCGTCAATTGGGCAAATCAGTTACAGATCTTGATCTTGAAATTTGGAAGGAATATTCGGGCACCACTGCATAATGGAACTATCAATACTTCTTGCTGTGGCATTTATTATTGGCATCATTAAAGCATATTGCGAGCGCGACGATTGATCCAAATACAAAACACAAATAGCCAAATACTAAATAAAGAAATTTTTAATACTAAATAAGGCAAATATGGAGAGCAATACAGAATTATTGATTCAACTAGAATAAAAGAAAAGGTAATTGAAAAAATTATTTTGTGCAATCGGGGCCCCCCCTTAATTGAATAGGTCAACAAATTAGGTGGATATTAGCCTTGACTTTGGGCAGAAAATCTTCATAATGGAGTCATGATTAAGACAAAGCCTGACGAAAAAAGGTACGAGATTAATTTCAACAAGCCCGTTTTTGTTTACAAGAATCTCCACAAAGACTGTTGGAGCGTCAAACAAGATGGATTAGTCAAAGCTCACACCACAAGCCTTGCGATGCACAGTTGCACTTTTAAGGTAAGCGAAGCAGGAAGAAAGCGTGTGTTAAACGAGCAAAGAAAAAATGTTCACGCAGGAATCCAAGGTTACATTGAGGAGCAAGTTGGTAATTGGATTGATTCGCATCCTACTGCTCGACCTGTAACTTACAATCCGTACAAGTATGAGAATTTTGTTGACAAGGACACGGAACAAATGGTAGACTATGCTATTGCCGTGAGACTAGAACCTAAACAAGTATTAGCAGTATTATGAATCAAAGAACAATAGACATCACCCCTACATGGTCAGCAATCATTCGTCCTATGATTGAGGTGCTGAAGAACCCAAAGGCAGATCCCTTCGGAAAGAAAGAGGTCGAAAAAGAATTGCTTAGACTTGCGAAGATCGTAGACGATCAAAACGAGAAAGCAAGAATGGTAGAACTTGACAAAAAGGCTAGATCATGACACAAGCACAAATTAGAGAAGAAATTCTGGGCATAGTTAAAAGAGAACTTGCATGGGCAGATCCAATGTCTAGGATATGTCTTGATCAGCACAAAAGGCATCCCGAAAAGTTTCCGATTGGTTCAACTTTTGAATCAGCCGAAGAAGTTTTGGATGACATCATTTGTAGCTTGACATTGTTCCAAAAGGAGCTTAGAATTAAGTCATCTTTTCAATCAACTAACCTCTAAACAAAGGAAAATTATGGGACTCGACCAAAATGCTTATTCAGTCGTCCAAGGTGGGCGAAACGATGGAGAAGAAGAACATCTTAGCGAATGGAGAAAACACAATCGCCTTCAAGGATGGATGCAACAGCTTTGGGAAGACAAGGGAAGACCGAATGCTCCTGAGTCATCAAGCCCAATGGGAGACTTTAATTGCATTCCGTTGGAACTCGATGAAGAAGACATTATTCGCCTAGAGCAAGACATTCTAGATTGCAATTTACCCGAAACACATGGCTTCTTCTTTGGAAGCGATTCTTACTCTTGGACAGATGAAAGCGAAGAACCCTTTCCCGAAGGCGACTATTGGTACAAGGAAACCGATTTGCAATTTGTCGAAGATGCCAAAAAGTGCCTCAAACAAGGTAAGAAAGTTTTTTACTCTTGTTGGTATTGAGCCTTGACATTCAAACAGAACCTGCCATACTTAACTACATGAAAGAATTAATGGAAGAAATCAAAACCCTTCAATCACGATTAAGAAATTGCGGTGGAGGAAAAATCGTAATCACTAGCGGAAAATTTGACATCTCGCTTGGCAAAGAGCATGAGGAAGATGAGAGTGAGGATGTCGAAATGCTTCGTGCAATATTCAATGCTTAAAATGGAAAATCAAACATACATCGATGCGGTTTGCGAAGGCAAGCCATTAGACAAACCTTCGTTCAATGCGGATCTTGAAGCATGGGAATTGTACTTTGAGGAGTCGGCGACTCCTTGGCATCCCTATGACGAAAGAGACTTGTTGAGCGTCTTTTTCAACTCTGAACAAGAGGCACTAGATGCCTACAACCACTACAATGCAAACTAACAATGAATACTAAGGTAGACAAACTCAATAAAAAAATTCGTAAAATTGGATTCGAGCTTGCAAGGGCGCAAGCCATGAACATCAAGGCAGAAGATTACTTGTCGAAAAAGATTGCTCACGATTTGCTCTTGAGCGAACTGTATTCGATAGAGAAAAAAGTTTAATTACATCGGACCCGTAGCTCAGCGGTTAGAGCAGGGCACTCATAATGCCTTGGTCCTCGGTTCGAATCCGAGCGGGTCCACCAAAAAAGTTGCACGATTCGCTCAGGGGGGCCCCCCCGCTGCACTATCATACCGGGAAATTGCATAATTTAACAAAATGAAAAAAGGGGTTGACTTTACCTTATTTTCTGTCATACTATAGGTATGATTAACAATGAAGAAGCAAGAGCGTCCTCACTTCAAGAGGACATGGAAAGAAACCCCGAAATGTACAAGGAGTATGTTGAAGAAGACGATTTGGTCGAGCCTGAAAGAGTTGACCTAGTCAATCAAAGGTACATCATCGTGGACAACAAAAACTGTTGGAAGGGTCACGAAGGTCAGCAGATCATTGGAAGCTTTCTTTCTATCGAGGATTCAGTTGCGTGGGCAGAGATCAACCTCGATCATAGCGCCTACAATGTCTATCGAGTACAGGTAGTTCATTAAAAAAAAACTTAATTGCAAAAAAAAGCTTGACGGATCGCAAAAAATTTAGTAAAATTAATCCATCAAAGAAAAACTCTAACCTCTAAAAAATCATGAATAACAGAATCAATCTCAAAGTTTGCTCAACCAAAGAATCTTCTTTCGACGAAGTTAAAGCCGTTGCTACTCCTCAAGCGACAGAGTCTTGGCAACCGATTAGCCATGCTTTCCTTGTTGATCGTGTGCAAAATCAAATGCAGGACAACGGATGGGAAATCGTTGACACCTACCACTCCCTACACCGCTTTGGACAACGCTACTTTGGCTTGTTCCATGTCAAGAACACGGGCGTTGACAACGATGAGCGAGGCACGATTGTGGGCTTGCGAAACTCTCACGACAAATGCTTTCCTGCAGGTTTGTGCATGGGTAATGCACCTTTTGTCTGCTCGAATCTCATTTTCACCAATGAAGTTGTTCTTGCAAGGCGACACACCAAAAACATTCTTTCCGATTTGTCGCAAGTTATTGCTCGCACTCTTGGCAAGATGACTGAAACATGGGCTAGTGACGAGCAACGCATTCAAGCTTACAAAGAATACGAGCTTGGCAACGAACAAGCTCATGACCTCGTCATCCGTGCCTACCAAAACGGAGCAATCAGCAAGGCAAAGATTGCAGATGTTGTGGAGCAATGGCATAAGCCCGAACATGACGATTTTTCGCCAAGAACCATGCACTCCTTGTACAACGGATTCACGCATATTCTCAAAGGTGGAATCACCGCATTGCCTAATCGCTCTCTCGCACTTCACGGAGTTCTTGATTCCGAAGTTGGACTAAGTTCTAAACTTGAAGTCGCTTAACCTAACCTAAAAACACACTAACCAAAATCAAAACACATCTAACTATGAAAAAGCAAAAGTACCTTCAAAATGTAGTCGATAGCCTCAAGGGACGATTCGTTTCCCTTCTTGTCAAAAACGGAGAGCAACGCAAGGTGTTCTCGGCAAAGGTCACTAGCGTGACTCCTCGCCATGTAATGTTCACCGATACTAACGGAGGAAATCGTCGAGTAAATCGTCGTCATGTCCTTCGGGCAACTTGCGCCAACAAGACTTTTAAGAGGTCGGTGAGTTAAATCAAATAGCTCCAAATAGGGAGCCAAATACAAAGCCTCTCTTCGGAGAGGCTTTTTTTGCGAAAGGCTATTGACTTATCCTGCATTTTTTGTGACCGATCCGGGCGGGGGCCCCCCGCAGTACCATCGTATAAAAAATTAGTTGAATATTAGCCTTGACTTTAGTTCTTGATCTGCCATACTTAGACTATGAATGCAAAAGAAAGAATGAAAGAATGGAAAAAGCTTCCGCCGAACACAATTTCATGGGAGACTTTTAAAAGGTTGCTTGGACAATTCGGGCCGGAAAAAGGTATTGAAAAAGCAAAAAAGATGCTTGACAAAAAGGGCTAATTCAACATAATTAAAGACATGATTAAGACAACGCTACTCACTCAAGGAAACGCAAAGATAGTCAAAGGCGAAAAGCTTGGCTATACAACCAAAGGAATTCATCTCGCTCCAGCTCAACTTTCGGGCTATGAGGTTTGCCAATGGCGAAGCAAAGGTTGCACTGCTTCTTGCCTCAATACTGCGGGTCGTGGTCAAATGGACTCAATCCAAAAGTCTCGGATTGCAAAGACAAAATTGTTTTTTACTCAGCGAATGGATTTCCTTGTGAAGCTATCGAAAGAAATTTCTAGTTCAATTAAGACATCAGCAAAGAAGGGTATGAAGTCAGTCTTCAGGCTTAACCTTACAAGTGACATTGCTTGGGAAAACATCATCAATGAAGATGGCGTGACTATCTTTGAGAAGCATGGCAAAACTCAATTTTACGATTACACAAAATCATTTGAACGCATGAAGCAATTCATTCATGGAGAGTTGCCAAGTAATTACCATTTGACTTTTAGTCGCTCCGAACACAATGACAAGTTGTGTAAGTTGGTTCTTGCTATGGGTGGCAATGTGGCGGTAGTCTTTCGCAATCAGTTGCCCGAAACTTGGCAAGGTTATGAAGTCATCAATGGCGATGAAAATGATTTGCGTTTTCTTGACAGGCAAGGTGTTGTCGTCGGTCTTATTGAAAAAGGGATGGCAAAGAAAGACTCAACGGGATTTGTCCAAGAAGGAATTAACTCTTGACAAAACAGAAAACTTAACCTAGTATTAAAGCATGACAGATACCTATTACGATTCCGCAGAAGATGTAACGATCACGCAAGAAAGAGCGTTTGAAGAACTCGCAAAACATGGTTGCCAAGATTATGAGCAATTCATTTTGGACATGGGCGACAAAGAAGAGTATGATGCACAAAAAGTGTTGCAATGGCTAGGCTACTAAAAAGTTGACCGATTCCCCAAGGGGGGGCCCCGCAGTTGAATGGTGCAAAAAATTTGTTGAATTGTTTGCTTGACCTTGGGCCGGTTTCTGTCATACTTAATTACATGAAAGAAACAGTAAAAATCCTAATGTCCCGCGATGGCTTGACTAAAGCTGAGGCGGTCAAACAAGTAAAAGATTTTTTTCTTGGAATGCAAGCCGACATCTCTGAAGGTGGTGATCCTTGGGAATGGGAAAACGAGTTTGTTCAAGAGTTTGGCTTGGAGCCTGACTACTTTGAGGATTTTCTTTTCAGCCTTTGCTGATTAATTTCCTTGACAAAACACAAAAAAATTCATAGAATTACAGCATGATTAAAGACGAGACTAAACTAAAAGGCTTCGATGATTTGAACTTCAAGCAACATCCTTGCTTCGCCGAAGGCACGGCAGTTCAAGCAAAATTAACTTTCGGGCATCGTGACAAAGACAATCAAGATCAATTTACGATCTCGGTTGTTCAAAACAAAGGAGATGGTTCGGGCTTGTATGGTCATGAAGATGACGGCACTTACGAAGTTGCAATGTGGTTTCAAGATCGAGACTCCATGCTTCCTTTGTCTGTATCTGACGATGTTCTTGGTTCGCAAACTCCTGCTGACATCACCCGTCTTATGCACACCGCACAGCTCAATGATTTCGCTTGGGTCACTCTTCTTCAGAATGCAAGAGATGATTTCAGAAAAGATTTAGGGCTTGACAGTTAACGAAAAATTTCATACAATTATGGCATGATTAAGATCAGGAAAACCATTCTCTTCACCAAGTCAAGACCTCACAAGGTCAAAGCAAAGGTGATTCACAGAAAGCTCAAACACAAGGAGAAATTGCAGTAATGTACATCAAAGACAATCAAGAAAATTCAGAAGAAACGCCTTTAAATGCTGAAGAGGCTACGAAAATTTGCATGGGAATGATTTACGAGATACTGATTTCTCCTGCAATGGAAAAGAATTTAATTAATTCCGAGGATTACGAAGCACTTCAACAAGTCGGGGAAACCCTTCGCTTTGTCGCAAAAAAAGCCTTGATTTTCGAGAAGATGAAAGAGCAAGACAATGGCATAACTTTTGGTCGCAACTAATGAAACCATTGCTAACGAAATCCAAAGACGGATGTTTCGTAATCGTTTTTGCCGAAAAGAAAACTCATGTCAACGATCTGTTCATCTCTCAAGCGACATTACAGAAAAACATCAAAGAAAAAACATTCATCAAGCATGACAAACTCACTTACAATGAACGACCTCTCTACATTTACCATGAAGACTGTTAATGGCTACAAAGTTTTAAAGAACGGAAAACCCTGTGGAATTACCGGCTCTCTCGAATATGTCGTGGATGAAATTCGCAAACTCGAATCAAATCTTGATCGATCAAGAGAGCATTCGCCTTTCACGATTGTCCTTCGCAAATAGAAAGCTAATCCAAAAAAATAATTTTTAAAATAGGATCGAGCAAATAGAAATAGATGCACAAATAAATACATCAAATATTTTGTAGAATTGGTCATTGACTTATTGTACAATTTTATTGCACAATCCTACTGGGGGGGCCCCCCCGGCCCGCATCGGTCAACTTTTAAGTTGAAAAGTTTAGCCTAGGATCATGCAGTAGAATACTGCAAGCCAAGGCAAGAATAGGAGAATGTCCCAAGTCATGCTTCTAGGTATCCTTTAATTATTCCAATGAAGAAAGCCACGGCAAGAAGGATTGCAAACTCCATTTATTCGCCAAAGATTTCACGCATCAATGGGCTTACTGCCTTCATGTCACGCAAGTTTTCGTCAGAGTCAAAATCCTCTTCCTCATCTGCACGATTGTCTTGACTTTCAAGTTGAGAGATTTCGTCCTCGACATCCGACTTTTGGGCATCGAGCAATCCGTGTTGAACGATTAGTTCTTCAGCAAGGATTTCAGCTTTCAAGTCTTCAATGAAGGAAGACATTGCAGGGGAAACCTGCATGGCGTTTGAACTGTTCGCCATTTGGCGAATTATTTCGATTCTTTCTGATTGAGTCATAGCTTTAATTATGGTTATTTTTCGCTGATTGTCAAGTTTAATTCAGTTTGATTTTTTTCAGCCCGATCAAGATCCTCAAGCTCGATGCTTGCGTTGATCACGACTTGCCTTGCTCTAATGTGCCCAAGGTCTGCGATGGGTTGCATGATTCGGATGAGTTCGGTTAGGATTTTTTTTCTTTCATTCATGGCTTTAATCATAATGATTTCAATGGCAATTGCAAGCTTTTTTTTAAGAAAGGAAGTGATTCAAGGCACTTTCCAATTTTCCTTTGTTTAGGTTATCCTTGCGATCTCTTGGGACAAAGTTCGACCAATGATTTGAGCCTCCGCTTTGTTTTTCTCGAATGTGATCCATGTTCCAAGCATTTTTGACATCTCGATTTGTCCAATTGTCCCAACTCATTCCATCCTCGAATTGAGCTTCGCACAAAATTCTGTATTGATCAATCGAGCAACCGAGGGTAGATTTTCTGATTCCCAAGCATCCGCACGCAATCATGAAGGCTTTTCTCTTTTCTCCGCTGACCATGTCAAAGTATGGATCATGAGCAATTTGGTTTCTGATTTTTTTGTATTTAGATTGAATGTTTTGCTTTTCTTGTTTCTTGTGTTCGATCAGTTCTTCGAGCCTTTTGATAGTGCTATCAAGTTGGTCGATTTGATTTTTTTCTACTACTTTCAGCATGTCTCCAAGATCAAGATCTGTGCGAGAGTCTTTAACATTCTTTTTGGTGAAAATTTTATTCCAAGCTTTCGAGAGTTTATATTTCATTTTTTTCCTTCGTTTTAGCAATTTATAATTAACAAGAATATATTATACAAAGAGAATTGCAAGCTTTTTTTTAAGAAAAAAACGGATGCTTGCGAACCGAAGAAAGAGGAACAGCAACACGCTTTTGCGAGCGATAGATGCGAGCGAGAACGAAAGTCTCTGCTCCGTCTTTGTGAAAGCCTTCGACCTGAAGGATTCTTTTTTTGTAATCAATGAGAACATCTTTAATCTTAATCATACCTACAAGGTAACACAGAAACCCCGAAAAGTCAAGAAAAACTTTCAACTATTTTTTTGCACGATCCTATTGCGGGGGGGCCCCCCCGAGGGCCGGTTGTCAAGCTTTATTTTTCATTATTTTTCATTGCAACTTTGCTTTTTCCTCGCGAAGGCGGTGGATTCTATTGTGAATCGATTTTATTTTTAGGTATTGGTTAAGTGCTCGTTTAGGGTGTCTTTCTATCCTGCGATGGGCTTGAGGCATCTTGCGATTAAAATGCTTTAGATTTAGTTGATCGAGTAATTCCTTGTTTTCTTTCAAGGCTTTGCGTTCAATTCGCAATGCTTTTTGAATTGAGGGTCTAATTGGATCTTCTGAATCAAGAGATTTCAAACGATCCTCGTACCTTTTTTTGCGAATTTCCCTGTTCCAAACTTTTTCAGCACAAGCAATGCGGTCAATCGTTTGTTGTTCTAGCATGTCATACAATTCTTGATCTATTCCTGTTTCTGATGGGTATGGAGTTCCGCGTAGATCATCTTCTTTGGCATGATGCAATGCAATGTCGATTTTCCAATTATTTTTTAATGCTTCTTTATTGTTCTTTTTGAAAGCCCTTAATGTATTGATGTACCTTTGTTCCTGTCTGTGGAAGTTAGTGAATTCCTTTACCTTGATCAAATTACTTGCGCAAAGAAAACCTGAAATGTATACTGCACCATCAGAATTTGATCCCCAATGATAGGAATTTTCATAGTTTTGTAGCCTAGCAATTGGATTAATTGAAGAACCAGCTTTCAAGTGCAAAGTTCTGAGGTTAGTGTCGAGGTTCATTGCAACATATACTTTTTTCATTCTATACCTTTGTTAGTGAGTTAAAAGGACTTTTTCCTTATCTTTGATAATACATAGTATGACAAATTTTTTCGTAAAGTCAACTGTTTTTTTAAAAAAAATGAAAAAAACTTTCGCCTATTTTATTGCACGATCCTGCCGCGGGGGCCCCCTAAGCCTGCAAGCCATTGACCGTCAAAGGCTTACCAAACGAAGCCTCCTACAGCGCCCGTCCTGCCAACGGCAAGAGGGTGAAGCTCCAAGTCGGTGACGGGCACCGACCAGATGCGCGAGGAGTAACCCCGTGCACGGACGACTGCGACGCCGTCGGTTAAGGACTCAACCACGCAGGAGAATCCGTTGAAGAGAACGATATCATTAATCTTAATCATACCTACAAGGTACCACAGAAACCCCGAAAAGTCAAGAAAAACTTTCAACTATTTTATTGCACGATCCTTTTGCGGGGGGGCCCCGAGGGCCGGCTGTCAAGCTTTATTCTTCAAAATTTGCTTTAACCATTCCAATGAAGAAGGCCACGACAAGAAGGATTGCAAGCTCCATTTTATTCGCCAAAGATTTCACGCATCCGAGAACTCAACAAGTCCATTGATTTGAGCTCTTCGTCCTCGTCAAAGTTTTCTTTTTGACTTGCCCTGTCTTCGAGGCAATCAAGATTTTGAAACTCATCTTCGACATCTTGCTTGTTCGCTTGAAGCAAGCCGTACTCTGCCACAAGGTCTTGAGAAAGCTTTTCTTCCTTGAGTTCTTGAATGAGTAAAGACAAAGAAGGGCTAACTTTTTCGGTTGGATTTTTCGAGGCTTCTTCGATTATTTTGATTCTTTCTGATTTTAACATGATTTGATTATGGTTGAATTTTTTTGATTTGTCAAGCAATTAAACAATGGATTCGAGTTTTCTGAGGTTAACGCAAAGGGTGATTTGCCTTTTTTCTTTTTCCATTCTGCACTTGCTTGCACTCCATCGGTCAGGCAAGGAATTATTAGCCAACCGAAAGGCAGATCCTGCATTGAGTTTATTTACCGACTTGACTTGCTCTTTTGTTTCTTCAAGTGTGTTTGAATAGTCTTTGACAAAGCTAGCGGTTTCAAGCCAAATTTTTTCCATTTTTTCAATTTGAACATTCATGCTCAATTTGTAGAATTTTACATCAACAAGCTTGTCAGGCGTTCCATCATAAAAGCCGACTACAAGGATGAGGTCTTTTTTGATTGCAAGCAATTTTCTTTCGACATCGCCAAGAATGATGTCTTTTCTCTTGATCTCGTAGTATTTTACTTCCCAATCACCAATTAGACTTTCGGGAACATTGCCTTGCTCAACGATTTCTTTGCGGAAGTCAACCGCATCTTTGTGTTGATCATGTACAGGGAATTTAAAGTAATCTTCGAGATATTTCTCAAAGGGCTTTCCATGCTTTCCCATTTGTTTATTGTGGGCGTTAACATTACGAAGGTGTTTTTCGATTTGTGAGTAGGATTTTTCTTCAATTATTTTCATAGCAATTTTGTTTTTATTATTTTAGATTAATTTATACGAGCCTGAAAGTCAAGCTTTATTCTTCTTTGTTGAGTTGAAGGGCAAGGGCTTTGTCCACTTGCTCAACCATTTCTTCCATCCATATCAAGATGTTTCCTGCATGAACTTGTGCAAACTCGCCGTCTTCTGCAAGGCGATCTTTTGCAAGGTTTGCGATAGCTTCGGCTTTTGAGCCAATGTCGAAAGTCGCCTCAAGAGTTTTGAAGTTTTTGGCGAGCATGATGTCTTTGAATTTTGTTTTCATAAGTATAAGGTAAACTAGTTTCGGGTTAATTGCAAGCAAAAAATGATTTATTTACGCAATCCATTCGACAAGCTCAAACTTGCGAGGAAGGTTAAACTTAGCAAGATCACGATTGAGATTCTCAATTGAATCGTGGTGTTCGCATTTGAGAAGTTGATTCTCTGCGATGATGTCGCCCGTCTTGCGGTCAACGATATTAACTTTGGCGATGAAGCCGTTTACTTGTTTATCATTCTTAATCATACCTACAAGGTATCACAAAAACCCCGAAAAGTCAAGAAAAACTTTCAACTATTTTCTTGCACGATCCTACTGCGGGGGGGCCCCGCCCGCATCGGTCAACTTTTAAGTTGAAAAGTTTAGCCTAGGATCATGCAGTAGAATACTGCAAGCCAAGGCAAGAATAGGAGAATGTCCCAAGTCATGATTTGATTAGCTTAAGCGATTGCTCGAGTTGTTGAATTTTCGCATCGACATCGACTGCAACCGAGGCGATTTGTTGAGCCTCGGACATTCTGCCAAGGCGCAAGGCGTTAGTTCTTTGATTTGTTAAAGCTTGCAAGACTGCAATTAGTTGATTGATTTTTTCTTGAATCATTTTGAGATTACGATGGGTTTTCTGTTTTTTGCACGAAGCCTGTCGGCAATTTGTAAAGCGTGAGCCATGCGTTTAGAGTTGTCCACTACGACGCCATCCATGAGAATGTTCCACCATTGTGGAAAGTTTGCGTTTCTTTCAATTCTAATCATAGTTTTATTCTATTTGTTTTGGAGCAAAAGTCAAGCATTTTGTTCGCGAATTTTGAAAGCCATGTCGTGAAGACGAGAACGCGAACCGCCAAGCTCGCGAAAGTTGCGAAGTTCGCGGGCGACTTCAAAGCGAGCTTTCCAAGCTTGCTTGAATTCAGGAGCATCAACGGAGAGAGAGTTGACAAGGCGGTTAAGCTCTTCGAATTTTTGATTAAGTTCTTGTTTAGTCATAACTTTTTTAATTTAAGGGTTTAGAGAGTAAAAGGTTTCAGTCGATAAGACCGTCTTGGTGATCCAAGCGAAGTAGCTCATCTTGGAGTTGCCCGATTTCGGAGCGGATCGCTACCTTGTCGGCGATAGTTAACTCGCAATCAACGAGCGTTTCACGGAGAACGGAGATTTCGATTTCAATTTCTTCTTTGGTCATAACTTTTAACTTTAGGATTTTAACTTTCTTATCTTAACTTTATATGTATAACTTAGCACACAATGTGCGAAATGTCAAATTTTTTTTTCACTTTTTTTCACTTTTTTCATCTTAGCGATGACAAACTTGCAAAGGATTTTTTCTCTTTCGGTTAACTTAATCATGTCTATAACATAGCACAGAAAACCCGAAAAGTCAAGAAAAACTTTCAACTATTTTATTGCACAATCCTACTGCGGGGGGGCCCCCAAGCCTGCAAGCCATTGACTGTCAAAGGCCTACCAAACGAAGCCTCCTACAGCGCCCGTCCTGCCAACGGCAAGAGGGTGAAGCTCCAAGTCGGTGACGGGCACCGACCAAACCCTCGAGGAGTAGCCCCGAGCACGGACGACTGCGACGCCGTCGGTTAAGGATTCAACCACGCAGGAGAATCCACTGAAGAGAACGATATCATTAATCTTAATCATACCTACAAGGTACCACAGAAACCCCGAAAAGTCAAGAAAAACTTTCAACTATTTTATTGCACGATCCTGCCGCGGGGGGCCCCCGGCCCGCATCGGTCAACTTTTCAGTTGATTAGAGCACAAGAGGATCAGGCAATGAATTAGGCACAGCGAACCAATCGGATGAGTCAATCACTTGCCCGTTCAGTACAGGCTCGAAGTTGACTTGATGCACTCCGGCATTGACTATTCCGTTTACGCGTTCGCGCGTGGTTGGTGTGTTCCAACCTGCAAGCGACCAACGCACAAGGCCGTCCGCGTCACGCTTCACAATGGCGTTGCCATGTAGCCAAACGGTCTCGCCGTCCGTGCTAGTGTTGCCAATCGCTTTTGATTCGCGGCGTTCAAATGCTTGTTTTATTTGTTCTGTTACTTTTCTCATTTTATGCAATTTTAGCTTAAAAGAATTGACTTGTCAACCTTAAAGGTGGACAATCTCGACAGACTCGGTCAAAGCCTTTTCATCTGCAAGTATCTTTGCAAGATGAGGCGAGCGACCGAAGCGATCAATGCCCGCAGAGCGAACACGTGGAAACTGTTGAGACTCGCTGTCCCAAATTTTAACGGAGAAATGGGTTGACCATTTTTTGATGAAGATTTTTTTGATCATAGCTGTATGAGTTAAGGTTGATTAGTTAAACAAAGGATGAAGTTTGACATCCTCGAAACGGATACCGACTTCTCGGTTAGTCCTGTAAGGACGAACTTTGGCGATCTTGCCAAGCGATTCATGCTCGACTGCCTCGATGAATTGAAAGACTTTTTTGTCTCGTGAGATTAGGACATCGCCCTTTTTGAATTTGGTTTTCATAATTTTTAAGAGTTTGAGGTTAAAGGTTAGGAAGCCAACTTGGCTTCGAGTTGGGAAATTTCTTCCCGAAGAGCTACACGCTCTGCGATGGTGAGGACGCAGTCCTCAAGGGTTTCCCGAAGGATTGAGATTTCGATTTCGATTTGTTCTTTGTTCATAATTTTTAGCAATTTGAGATTAAAACTTTCTTAACTTTATATATACAAGATAGCACAGGTTTGGTCAAAAGTCAAATTTTTTTTTTCACTTTTTTTTCGATTATTTTAGTGAGAGTAGAAAGAACATTCTTCTTGCCTTTGGCTTTCATTCGACGGGCGAGCTTTTGGAGTTCATTCTTTCTCTTAATCATATATACAAGATAGCACAAGAACCTCGAAAAGTCAAGAAAAACTTTCAACTATTTTCTTGCACGATCCTACCGGAGGGGGTGGGTTGACCTATCCCATTAAATGAATTCATTTTTCTTTTACAGCTTTTCTAGATCGCGGGGGGTCCCTTTTTTCAATATCAAAACACTTTTACATTATATAATATATTTGTTCGACTCAAAAAAAATCGGCACATATTTGTGTATATATACAAATATATCAAATTATGCCTCGACGCAAGAAAAAAACCGAGATCGTGAATGAAGAAGAAATTGAAAAAATTCGAACTTCATTAACCAAAACTAACATAAAGTTAAAAAAAGTTTCATTAACTGACAAACAGCTTGAATTATTGCGCATAATATTTGAGAACGACAGCAAGATCATATTCATAAGTGGTCCAGCAGGAACGAGCAAGACATTTGTCGCAATATACGGCGCTTTACAGCTTTACAACATGAACAATGAACGCGGCATTACTTATGTTCGCACAATTGCAGAGAGTGGCGAAAAGAGCTTGGGTGCATTACCGGGCGAAATGGCGGAAAAGATCAATCCATACATGATGCCGATGAACGAAAAGCTTGACGAATTACTGATACCTGGCCAATCAAGCATAATCAAAGAAAAAGAAATAATAAAAGGCATGCCGATTAACTATCTTCGTGGTGCCAGTTGGCGTGACGAAATTGTCATCGCGGACGAAAGTCAAAATTTCACATTCAAAGAATTAACCACCTTGATGACCCGCCTTGGCGAGGGCAGCAAATTACTTATTTGCGGCGATCCGATGCAAAGCGACATCAATGGAAAGAGCGGATTTTCAGACATGTACTCATTATTCGACGACGATCAAAGTAAAGAACAAGGAATACATACATTTTACTTTGGACCAGAAGACATCAAACGAAGTGAAATACTAAAATATATAATTGAAAAACTAAAAAACCACAAAAAATGAACGACGAAACATATTTACCAAAAATAGAAATTCACGAAGAACTAAATTCTCTTAGTCAAGTAATCGACTGGGGCTTGAGACAATCCAACATTCCAGAAACCTGGAAAATCACCCAAGGTGAAGGCATTACTGTTCTTGTTATTGACACGGGCATGGTTGAACACCCCGACGTAGGAGATAATGCAATTCCTGGAGAAAACTTTATACCGAACGAACCATTAGAGGACGAAAATGGTCACCAAACTCACTGTGTTGGCATAATTTGCGCGAAAAACAACGAAGTTGGCATGGTTGGTGTGGCACCCAAAGCAAAAGCGATTTGTGTCAAGGCCTTGGGCAAAAGTGGCGGAGGAAATTATATTGGTCTCGCGGCTGCTCTTGATTATGCTATAAAAATCAAGCCTGATCTTGTTTCAATGAGCCTTGGAGGCTCTACTCCATCCCCCATTTTGCATGAAAAAATAAAAAAATTATATGAAATGAACATTCCTGTTATATGTGCCGCAGGAAATACTGGACAGGGCGGAGTTAATTGGCCCGCAGCCTTTGACGAGACTATAGCTGTTGCCGCGCACGACAAATATGGAAACATCGCATATTTTTCATCTCGCGGAGAAAAAGTTGAATGGGCTGCTCCAGGAGTGGGAATATATAGTACATATATAAACAACATGTATAGAAAATTAAGCGGAACATCCATGGCGTGTCCATTTATCGCAGGTGTTGTTGCACTCATGTTATCCAAGCACAAAAAACAAGAACAAGAAGAAAATAAAAATGACTGCAAAACTGTAGAACAAATCAGAGAACACTTGCTAAAATATACTCTTGATCGCGGAACACTTGGAAAAGATAACGACTGGGGTTATGGAATAATTGACGTTGAAAAATTGATCAAGGGCGAAAAACCCGAACCGAAACCCGAACCGAAACCTGAGCCAGAACCAGAACCGAAACCTGAACCGAAACCTGAGCCAGAACCAGAACCGAAACCTGAACCGAAACCTGAGCCAGAACCAGAACCGAAGCCCAAGAAAAGCAAAATTCACTATATTCCATGGATTGTTGTGGGCGTGGTAGCTATTATTGCAATCGCCATGATATTTTCTTCATCAAATGATGATCAAGAAGGTTTAGATATTGACTTTGACGAAAAATACCAGCAAGAAATCAATCGAAACTAATCTCATACAAAAAATTAAAGTGTATTAAAAAACATGTCGAATTATAGTCTTAAAGGTATCGCGGAGTCAATTGATAACCTAACAATTAACCCTCAAAGTTCTTCATCAACAAGTGTCACGACACTTGTTGCAATGAATGATGCCCAAGGAAACTCGCAAAGTCTATATGACCTCTATGTAGGAATTTGCTTTGTACGATTTGGTGACGAAGGAATAGATAGTGATGATGGACCAAATGATCGCGCCGTAATTGCTAACTCAACTAACGTCCTTACTGCCGACAACAGCATTCAGGTCACCAATCATGGATTTGACATTGGTGATGTAGTTCGATTTACCACATCTAGCGGAAGTAATTCGACAGGTACTTTACCAAGCGGATTATCTACAGATACTGACTACTATGTAGTATATAATGCCCATCCAAATTTTATTAGAGTATCAACTACTTCTGGTGGCTCCGCTGTCAACATTACAGATGTAGGTAGTGGAACTTTTTATGTTACTCGAAATGCATTTATCGCACTTGATGCACAAGATTGGCTAAGCACGGGTAGTAGCGCTATAAATGTATTGGCTGTTAATTTTAAATTTAGATATGGCGTTCAAGCTTACAAATGGCTTTCCAGATATACCACTGTTCGCAAAATGGCATTTTTAGTCGGATTGCCTGAAGATCGAGCTGGGTCGACTGCTAATGGCGCGCGTTACGCCGAATGGAATTCGCTCAGCAGTTCAAGCACAAGTTATGATCCAAGACCATCTATAATGGGAGGACGTGAGTGGGAAAATTTTGACGATGTATATTTTTATGGCCTGCTGCTTCCACAAGAAGATGCGCTAACCAACTATCTTGGCAAAAGGACAGGAGCAATTAGTTTTTCTTTTGGCGGAAATAGTTATCCTGCGGAAGGAACTGGTTTTTCTTCAGATACATCTAGTTATGGTTTGGGAACAACTGGAACTGTTAATGGACATTCCCGTGACGCAAACTTGTGGAGAAATGCCGCTTATGCAGCTTTTGAACGATGTCGTATAGTCGCGTATGTTACAACAAATGTTGGTCATCTTTTTTGGTTTCGATATACCAATAAATTATATATGCAGAATATCCACTGGGTTATACAAACCTATTCGGGAGGCGAGCTCTCTACTGCATTCATGATAGGTGCAAAAGTAACAACTTTCGTCAACCTTAGACTCGCAGTCTGGACTGCAGCAACGACGGGAAGTAGTTGGCGTGGCTTTATGCATGGTAATTCTGCGCCGATTGAAATAGGCGAAGGAGCCGGAACAGTTTACATAATGGGTAGCGTTTTTCAGATTTCGACAGGATCCGACCTGACCGATCCGGACATGTTAAAATGCGGCGGCAAAGGGACACTAACTATAGATCCGAACAATCAGTTTATGTACGTGAATTATTATTCTGGTATTGGCTATCCATACAAGGAACGTGCAAAAATAGTTCAAGGAATGTACTGTACCAACGCCAGTCACATAGCCAGAGGTTTTAGGCTATCACAGGAAAACTGGACACTAGCGAACGGGACAGCTTTGGACGTAGGTCTGCAGGCCGGAACTGTGACCTGGTTCTATAAAGATATGAATGGAAACAGTCGGGTGTACGGTTCCCAACCTGGAACTTATTATTATTGGAATGGGTCGGCATGGGTCGGCATGAGTTCTCATAGATTCTATATATCATAATCAAAATGGAATACTCGATACCTCGAAAGGACAAATAGAATGAATGTAATATATAAAATATATAACTCTCATGGTGAATTTGATCATTATTGGCACCCAGCGAAATCTGGAACATTACTTCCGGATCAATATTGCGAATGCGAACATGATTCCATCATAGAACTTCATCAAGATCCTAATTTCATTACGGCTTGTAATTGCGATAATAACCAAGGCACACCTGTAGAAACTGGGCAACTTTTAGCCGAAGATTTAATTTTACAAAGTGGTTTGATAGTTGAGGGAGGTCCTCCACCTTGCGACCTTCCTCGTCCAGAGCCAGAGGAATAAAAGACTTCTTGACAAAAGATTTGTGAAGTTAATTATCGAATCTTGCTTGACTGAACCTCCGAGTGAAATTTCTTGCTTTCGTGATTTAACATTATTTGCAAAGACTTTTGTCTTTGAGGATGTTATACTTGAATGTGTTCCTGGCACACGAACACTTTATTGGAATTGGTTAAAGAGTCATGGTGCGCATGATTTCGTATCCGACTTGATACGAATAGGCGAGCGAGAAGAGGGGTATACAATAAAAACCAATCCGCCAGCCAATCTTGTGGTTGATCGAATTGGTTGTTATAATTTAAACTATATTATTTCTCAGTTAAACTTGTTGAGATAAGTTTTTTTCAAACTCTTGAGCTTCTTCCAAAAGCTTTTCGAGCTGTTCTTCTTGCATAGTTTGTACATCTCTAGTTGCCTGTTTAATAACTTGTTGTTGAACGAGCTGTAGCAATTGATTAAGAGAAATTACTGATAATGCCTCTGATAATTGTACATTGTTTAAAAATTTATTTGCCAAGTAATTGACTACTCTTGATTGTTCGGCTGATAATTCAACTGGTTGATCAGTCGCGGCGTTTTCTGTTGTTTCTTGTTCTTGTGTTGCTGTTGTCATGTTCTATTATAATATGATTTTTTGATTTTTAAAGTTGTATAATGGATAATTGTTTTCTTGTGATTGATCAATAAATTCGCGTATTAATTTTTCTCTTTCTAGTTGTAGAATTTTTTCTTTTTGCCATTCAATTAGTTGATGTTGTTCCCATACTATCCACATTAGATATACGATCAACAGGATTCCGCTGATGATTGATAGGGACTTGTTCATTACATATTGTATATAATATGCTATTGGTTTCTAGTATTATTTTGTTTTTTGTGTAATATAAAAGTATGGCTCAAATTACGATTAATAATTTAACAACTCAATCTTCTGGGTTTTCTGATTTTTGGATTCCAGTTTGTGATAACAATGGAAATACTTACAAAGTTAAAGTAAAAGATTTAATTGCCGGATCTGGCGCAAGTTCTGCATCTGTTGCTCCTATTGTAAAAACTACAACAGTTGTACCTAAGTTTAAAGGATGGGGATTTCCCGCTTATAGGGTCTTCGATGAGGCAGCTATTAACGAAACCAATATGTTTGCTTCTAGCACTGTTGTTTCTGGAATGATCGGAGGTGTCTCAATAAGCAAGGCGGCTGGGAGTAGTACGGTTGTTTTCGGAAATGCAAACGCTACAGTAAATGGGGCAAGGGTCTCTCTACAAAGTAGTTCATTCGGAACAGTAAGTGTTCCTAACCGTTTTGGCAAGGGCGGCGGTACAACTACTAGTGCAACCGTACATATTACTTGCACAACAAATTCTTTAAAAGTCGAATCGAATGCTCCAGTAAATGTCGTGCTAAATATATACAAAGCAGGCTAATGCCATTACCTAAACCAAATAAAGACGAAAAAAACAGCGATTTCATGAATCGCTGTATGAGCGATCTCTCGACCAAAAAAGAATTCAAAAATGTCAAGCAGCGTGCAGCTGTATGCTATACTCAATTAACTCGCAAGAATAAAAAGAAATCGTAAAGTGTTTCGCGGCACTATAATTAATCTTTTCTTTTTTTGCTTTTAATTCTTTGTATTTCTTCAGGCAGAATTTTAATTACTTTTTCTACCTTATTTTCCATCATCATTTCTGCGGGAGTAGATCCATTCAATCTTGCGTTCTCTGTTTTTAACCAGCTTGTGGATTGATATGAATTTAAATTTTTGCTTAAAAGCTCAAGTATAGACCTGTGTGACATATATTATAATACACTTAATCTACAAAATTTACAATTAGTGTATATATTAACATGGGTCCTATATTAAATACGATACTCGGAGCAGGCATAAAATTAGTCTGTAATTTAATCAACAGTTGGCTCGAACAAAAAAGACAAGATCAATTAGCTTTAGCCGCAAGAGACGAAAAAATGCTTGAGGCGTTAATAGCAAATCAATCGTCCACTTCTCGAGATCCTTTTGTGAAGATTACTCGCAGAATATTGTTTATGAGTATAACATTTACAATGTGTTTTTTAATGATTTATTATGCAATGAATCCTGATATAAAATATAATCTTATTGTGCCAAAAGGTGATAGCGCAAAGCTTGGTTTTGGTTCGTGGTTTTTTGGAGGTAATAGTTGGGAAATGGTTGAAATGACAGGTGGTTTAATGCTCGCTTCTTTCATGGATCTTTGTTTTATGGTGGTTGGATTTTACGCTATACCAAGTAAAAGAAGATGAAGTTATTGAATTTGTTTTTTATTGTTTTTGTTTTGTGTTCGTGTTCTGTTGTTACCCGCACAACATCCATCGAGAATCCAAAGCCTGTAGATTTTTCCGAATCAGGTTTTTCTAAATTAGATTTAAATAAAGATGGTCAAATATCCAAGAGTGAATATATAGCCCCCGAAGAAACAACAAATTTATGGGGCCCAATCATTTCATTTTCTTGCATAGCTGCTGGAATATTATGTTCTTGTATTTTTTTGAATCGTGTATTAAATAATAATGAATGATTTTGCATTAGTTCTTGCGTCAATAATATCTGCCGTAGGCGGAATTATTGGAATGTGGGTAAAAAATAGATTAGACTACAAGAAAAGTAATAGCGTCGAAAAGGTTGCTGCATCTGGGGTTAATATTTATGAGGCACTCGATTATGTACTCTCCGAAACAAAATGCTCGAGGGCGTATGTTTTTGAGTTCCATAATGGTGAACATTTCTTCTCTGGTAGGGGTCAGCAAAAGTTCAGTTGCACCTATGAATTTGTGAAGCCTGGCGTTAGCGCGGAAGCGCTAAATTCACAAAATCATAGAATATCCAACTATAATCATTATATACATGAATTAATTTCCGAAGAAAAATTCGAATATATAAATATCAATAAAATTCCTGATGAAGCATTTAAAATGTTATTAGAGTCAAGGGGAGTATGTGCAATTTATAATGTACCTATAAAGACATTAAATGGTAAAATTATAGGAATACTAGGAATAGATTATACATTCGATATCGAAGAGTTTGATTTTGGGCAAGAACATCCTGATGTAGCGAAATTTATGCGTAGACAAGCAAGAATTATAAGTGGTTATTTGATATAATCTTTTATACGATTATAATAAAGTACTATGGCATTTTCCTATTGTCCGCACTGCGGCTTTAAAAATTTATATTCTATACGCGCACCAAAATTTTGCGGTGGATGCGGCGAGTCCATCCAAGGCTCTCGCGCATCAGCAATTAAAAAATTAAATCCATCAATCAAAAAAACCAAAACAGAATTTGAGGATGATCCCGATGGATCTGATATTTTTCATGTTCCAGAACTAACTTCTTTAGCTTATTCAATTGAGCATGACCAAAACAAGTTTGCCCTAAAAGATATGGTGCCCCTTCCAGAGCCTAAAGATTCTGTAGATAAACCAAAAGTCAAAAAAGCAAGGCGACGTGGAAGACCAAAAAAAGCATAATTTTCAATACGAAGATAAAGCGCAGGAAATTGATCAAGAAATAAAAAAGCGAAGGGGCAAATGGTTCTTGGACTCTCTGGCGTGGTTTGATTTTGAGGACGTAGAGCAGATAATAAAAGCACATATACATAAGAAATGGCATCAGTGGGATCAAAGCCGCTCCCTGAAGCCATGGATAAATAAGATCATTACTAATCAAATGAAAAATATATTGCGAAATAATTATAGCAACTTTGTGAGGCCTTGCTTGAATTGCCCATTCAATCAATCTTGTTCAGCTAAAGATGGATCTTCAGGGTCTTTATGCGGATTTACGAAATCAGGACTTCAAGACTCTTCTTGTCCGCTGTATGCAAAATGGGAAAAAACAAAAAAGTCTGCATACGATATTAAAATGGCTCTAGCATTAGAAAATCATTCTCACGAAGTTGGGGGAATGGAAGATCATGGCTTTGACATAATGCAAGCGCAAGAAAAGCTAAATGAATTTATGAAAAAAGAATTGTCTCAAAAGCAATATATGGTATATGAATTACTTTATGTCAAGCACGAAGAAGAGGAGAAGGTTGCAAAGATAATGGGCTATAAAACTTCTGAAAAAGGAAGAAAGGCAGGTTACAAGCAAATAAAAAACCTAAAGAAAGTATTTAAGCAGAAAGCTCAATCTATACTTGAAAAAGAAGATATAATATCTGTTAAAGGAGGTCTTTCATGGAGCTAACAGAAGAACAAAAACAAATTTTAATTGATAATTCCTCCAAGATATCTGATCTTGCAGCGCTGACAGAGCTTGTTTTTCCTGATAAAAAAGGTTTGGACGGAAGAACAAAGGAGGGTAGAGCTGTTAGGTCTTTTTTGCTGAGTTCGAAAATATCTTACGATACAAAACATTGTCACCCCAAAGAAGATATTATTCTTGACAAAGATCAAGAGGTTTTTGTAGAGCAATATTCCAAAGAGGGAATGAACGCTTTTCAAATAGCATCTTTATTGTTTCCTGATTCAACGATAACAGGCACGAGCAAGCAATATGTTGCCGTTTTAAACTTCATTGAAAGTAATGCTGGATTAACAGTTCATCCATCAGAGGATGCTGTTAATAAAAAATATATTCCTCCAAAAACAGAGGCTAGAATACTCAAGAAGATAAATGATTGCTGTATCAAGGGTATTGATGAAAAAAAATTGAGCATATCCGATAGAAAAAGCATCGAGTCGCTTGGTTATTTTTTGGCATCTCCAAGATTTATACAAGTCATCAATAATTATGATTCCCAAGCAGATCGAGATCTTTTTGAAGCCGAGTTTGTTCGGGCAACTTGGGACAAGCCGGATTTAACTAGTGACGAAATTAATCTTTATATCAATGTCTGCATGGATTACATTCATTTGAAAAACATTCAAGGGGCAATCAATAAGTTGAATCGAATGTTTGATGATACTGAAGACCAGCAAGATTTGACCGTAAGGCTCGCAGAGCTGCTAAAGACAAAGAGCGAAGAATACAATCAATGTGAAAAAAGAATGGAGTCACTTATTCAAAAGCTTCAAGGCGATCGCTCCAAAAGGATCTCAAACCAGCAAAGACAAAATTCTAGCATACTTGCACTGGTCCAACTTTTCCAAGAAGAGGAGGAAAGAAAAGTGATGGTCAAAATTGCAGAATTGCAAAAAAAGGCTGCCAAAAAAGAAGCAGACAACCTAGAGTCCATGCCAGACTGGAAGGCTCGAGTGCTAGGCATATCCAAAGAGGATATAATTTAATGCTGCGAAAATGAACTCCTGCAAAATATGTGACAAGAATTTTGATTCCGACAGAAGCTTGCATGGCCATCTCAAGAGTCATGGTTTAACTATGGCAGAATATTATACTCAATATTTTCCAAGAAAAAATTTACTTACTGGAGAACCTCTTCCATTTAAAAATAAAGATGATTATTTCTCGAGAGACTTTTCCAATAGAACTCAACTCATAAAATGGTGCAATACAGAAAAAGAAGATAAGGTTAAAGATTACATCTTAAAATTATTA